GCTTGCGAATAATGCTTACTTTACCTGACTTTGGGGCTTAACTGAACCGTATTGAAATATAATCCTCCTGTTCTCCTAAAGGAGCGATCGCCACTTCCCCCTTCCGTAACAACTCACGAAACTGCCAGTACAACTCAGCCTTACGGTTAACAAACTGTTCAGAATTCTCCGCAACACCACCAAAACGACAAGCAGTAGCCATATAGCCATTGCTCACCAACGCAGCCAAAGAACCAGCACCAACACCCGTATTATCAACAGCAATGCACGAGTCTCCACCAAGCGATCGCATCTTCTCCATAGCAATCCGCGCTGCTCTTTCAGTATCCAGCAAATCACCCTGAGTCGAGTATATCAGCACCTCATACAGCACAGGTCCACGCCACACCGCTAAAGCATGATTATCTTGTCCATCACCAACATCAAGCCCCAATCGCCAAGGATATTGTTTAGCAAGTGCTTCCCAGTAATCAACATCAGCATCATATCGCGCACGAGCTTCAAACAACCAAGACTTAGGAATAATACCATCAGAATCATCAACAGGAAATTGCGCCTCTACACGAGTCTGCCAAAAAGCAGAGTTCTCACCATAATTCGTTCTCGCCTCCTCAATCCAGCGCACAGAAACAGCACCCGGAATTTTAGAACGATACTCGCTTAACCATTCCTCCTCCGGTTTCACTTCCCCATTCTTATCAAGAATCCACCCCTGAACCTCTTTCTTCAAACGATGAATATTATCCTCACATAACTCATACGCCCAAGATACATTAGGATGCGACCATGAAGGAATACGAATAGCAGAACGTAAACAAGCACGATGAAACGCCGTGTTATTTCTGATAGGATTTCCCACCCTTAATAACCTATTCTCCGCAGAAGTCACACACGCTTGAGCACCCGCGTCAATCTCCTCCGAAACCCCACTCGACTCATCAATCACAATCAACAAGCTACGTTCATGTAATCCTTGAAACGAATCCGATGAAGTGTGTCTTGAAGTAAAACCAATCGCCCTTGCATTACCAGGTAAACGTATAAAAGTCTCACCCCTTTCACCACCAATCTTCTCCCTATGGCGGTCATAAATCTTCCTCAACTCTCCCCATAATATCTGATGAACCTGCCTTTTCGTTGGAGCCGTAGAAATAGCAAAAGCCCCTTCCCCCTTACAACAAACCCACCATAAAACAATTCTCGCGCTCAGATGCGACTTCCCAACCGAATGACTCGCCTGGACATTTGTCTCTCTATTACAAACAACCGAATTAGCGATACACTTTTGTTCATCAGTTAAACTTTCTCCTAACTCCTTCTCAATAAAACCAACAGGGTCAAAAGCATATTTAGAAAAGTCAACACGACTCGTCAAATAAACTTCTTGATAAACAGATGCAGATTTTTTTAATGCTTTTAATCCCATTGTTTTATAACAAATGATAATGGTTGATTAAAAAAAGAATTCAGAAGTCAGAATCACTTCTGTTGGGGATTTAGACCCCAACCGATTGTAGACACCGTGTAGACGGTGGAGATTTAGACCCCATACTCATCCGCCAGGAGCTACAAATTCATTCTGACTTCTGGCAACTGACACCTTCGTTCTTCTGTTAAGTTTTCTTCAAAAACTGGGAATAAGTCGCTCAATACTTTAAGCCCGTTTGTTCCCAAGGTTTTTTCAATATATTCCGTAACTATAACTATCAATTCTTGCATATTATTTGAATGAAAGCACTTGATCTAGTTTGGTGAATACCTCATCAATATTATCAACTTTTAATAAATGCTTGCTTAATATCAAATGTTTGAATTCAGTTCTAAGTGCTTTTAATGTTTCTAAGTCGTTTCTTGTCGAGAAATGTTTGTATGCTTCGTCGATTTGCTCATTGATCTGAACTTCATCTAGGCAATACACTTCTTTAATGTTTTCGTCTTTATTTATATTTTGCTTAAGACAATATAAATCGAGTAAGTTAGAAACAGTTTCTGTAGAACTCTTAATTACGAAGGTGCTTTTCCCCTTTTGTGTTAATATCTCTTCATCAGCACATGCCCTGGCCTCATTTACTAAAAACCTCACATATTCTTTTTCTGTTAAGATAGTTTGACCAAATACTTCTTTTCTATTGTATCTCCTGATCATTCGAGAAATTCTAGTTGCCCACTCCCCGTAAACATAGATTGTTGCATCATATAATTTATAGTCATCTCCATAGAAGTACACCATTGTACCGTCAATAACATAAAGACTATTTGCTTTCGGGATGAAGAAACTATAAATTCTGTTTGTTTCTAATTCATAATAGAGTTCTTTACTCCCAGGTGCGTGACTAAATGGACATTCTTCACTTAGAAGAGTGAATTTTCTTCCAAACCACTCGACAACTTGCTCTGGTACTAAATATTTTTTATAACCTTCGTCATTTCTTATGTTTTTTGATAGGTCATACCTTGGACAAAACCAACCTGTCTCAGATTTGATACTTTTTAGTGCTAATGATAAATCATCTAGGAAGAACCTTTCTGCATATGTTTTAGAATTTAAATTATTCTTATTGATCCAATAGTCGAAAGGAAGATAAACTAAATCCATTTCTAACAGGTCTGGAGCTGTTTCTGTAAAAATTTTGCAAAATCTAGACTTTCCACTTGCAACAGGTCCTGCAATACCTATCATTAAACTTTTACCTGGTGCCTCTCTATGTTTGTTCAACAGTAGTTTATCAAGTTGAGATAAACCTTCGTTAATTGTTAGTGGTTTCATAAGACTCCTTTATACTGTTTTACATGAGTTAACATAGGACTATTTAATAACATGCTATAGCCAAATTTATTCCATTTCTGTGAAAGATTCGCATCATTAAACAATAGACCTCCGACGATAATATAATCAGTTAAGTTTTATAGCATATCGAATGTATATATATTCACTCCTCCATCAATGCCAACTTCAATATTTTTATTTAGTAAAGCGAGTTCTTTTTTAACCCGTCTTATTGAATGTATAGCATTTTCGCTAGTAAAAAATTTTTCACCTGCATAATCCGTAATCACTGTTTTAGTACAAGAATACCATAAGTTTGTAAATCGATTAGGATTGCTATAAAAACTCCCACTCCGCCTAGCTCTCAAATGTTTTCATCCCCGGAGGCAAAGTCCTTAAACTATCTTCAATTTGACGAATCCCTTCACTAATTATCAGAGCTTGTTCAGACGTAGCAACACCTTCTGTTAATAGCAACTGCACAGCATCAAGCAAAGGAACCTCCTTCGGATAAAGCTTAAATTTCCTCATCAACTTTTCCAAAGCAGCCAACTTATCATGCATAGTAATTTGAGTAACAACAGTGCGTTTCCCCTTCACTTCCGTTTCAGTCACAGTAATACTCCTCACCGCAGATTTCGCATGACTACTCCACTCTCGCGAAGGTTTTATTTTTAAATTCGTTCCATCATACTCAATCACATCAGTAATTTTAGTAAAAGCAATTTTAACTACCTCAGCAATAATACTGAACTCTGACAGATTAGCTATTTCCCCCAAATATGCTTGAATCCTATCATTTGCTAGCAATCGTGCCGCATTAGCACCAGCAGCATCAGAACTGTTCACTTTATACCCGGCTCTAAGATATGCACGAGTTGCATTTAAATCCTTGACAAACTCCTGACAAAACTTAATCTGCAAATCGGTCAACCCATGCGGATTACCTTTCTTCGACATATCGATAATATAATATAATTCAATTTATATTGCCTATTTTAACTTTAGACGTTGCACAATTTCATTGATGAAAAGCACTTTGCGTTTTACGCACACACCTAAATATCAAATTACGGCTCAATTACCTCATTCAATCCCCTCTCCTTAATAAGGAGAGGGGTGCCCGTCAGGGCGGGGTGAGGTTGATACGTATGAACGTAACGCGCGTATAAATACTAAAGTTTTCTTTGCAACGCCCACTTTGCAAAAGCGGAGGAAACTCTTCATCCCGCAAATATGCAACGCCTAACTGTGTGACTCGCACACCTCAATCAAACAACAAATAAGCTTGCAAATCTTCCCACTTACCACGAGGCAAAGGAACGCGATCGCTCAAATCTTGCAAGCCCTCAAACACCTTCTTATCCCGTTCAGTCACAAGCTTCAAAGCAGTCGCAGTACCAACGCCAGGAAGCTTAGAGAACTCATCAACACTCGCCTTATTAACATACAACCGCTCATTCACCAACACAGGAGATTGCCCAAAAGCAGCAGGAGTCACAGCAACATCAGAAGAAGTCACCACCACCTCCTGCACAGAAGCAGCATCTTTATAAGTCATAAGAGGAGCAACAACCACTTCTTTATCCTGGCTCACAATCCCCTCAACCAACAAAGCAGCAGGAAGCTCACCAGGCTGATACTCACGAGGGTGATAAAAATCAGTACCATAAGGCACATGAGCAAGAAGACGCACAGGTTTCATTGGATCAATCATATAAATCTCCTAACGTAGAAGGCAGAGGGCAGAAGGCAGAAGGCAGAAGAGTTATAATCCAATTCTTCAAACATTCGACTTCAAACTTATGAGCTATAAAAATCAATTTGTCTGGAAAAGAGCTGTACAGCTTTCTGTTAATTGCTACCAAATTACTAAGCGCTTTCCTCAATCAGAGCTTTATGGCTTAACAAATCAGATTCGCCGTTCGTCAGTTTCCGTAGCTTCAAATATAGCTGAAGGCTATGGTAGACGTTCTAAACAAGAATATATACAGTTTTTACATATTGCTCTAGGTTCCTTAAGAGAACTCGACACTCAATTAATCATCGCTAAAGAAGTAGAATTAACAGATAAAACTCTCTTTCAACCAATCATGAACGAAGTTGAAGAGATGCAGAGCATACTAGTTGCTACTCTAAACAAACTCAAAGAGTAAGTAGAAAGGCGCAAATAAACAGAAGTATGTAACAAAAAGTAAAGTTAGCTAAAACCCTCTTCCCTTCTGCCTTCTGCCCTCTGCCTTCTGCCTTTCTTCCCTCACTTCACCTTCCTTGCAGCTAACAACTTGGGCTGAGGAACAAAAGGAAACATCCGCGCCACAGCATAAGAACGAGACTCAGGCGGAGAAGACTTCAGGACTTCATCAACCTTTACAAACACCCCAGGCTTACCCTTACCTTCTATCGTGGGACCAAACAGCCGCTGACCCATCCCATCAGTCAGAAAAGCGTAGGTGTGAGAAGGGAGATAACGACCCCTTACTGTTTGCCCCGGTGCAAACTCAATTTCATATTGAGCATCATAAATCCTAATTTTCGGAAACTTTAATCGTTCCGCAATCCTATTAAGAATGACCTCATCAACAATTGCTTGAACCGTAGTCCCAGGAACAGCAGAAATCAGCCCAAGAGCAAGAGCATGGTCACGAGTTGACGCTTGACTCATCAAATCATCAGCCAACTCTTGAGGCATAACTGTTTCATCTGGATAGAAACCATTTAAATTATAAAAAGCCCTGGCGTGTTCTCGCAAATCACGCACACCATTAGCATTCTCATAATCAGTCCAAACAGCATTTCCAGTCAAAGGAGCAGGAAATAACTCAGGATAAGTCTGATATCGCAGCCTAATCGCAGCATTCGAGCGAGTATCAGTATAATCCACAAACCCCTGAGTCACACACTGCCAAGTCAACACATTCGCAGTTTTATAAACACGAGGTTGCAAGCTATCAACACCTCGAATCAGCATATCAACAAAATTCTTAGGCATCCCTTGCATTTTGGACAATTCCATCATGCGAATCTCATCTTCCTCACCAAAAATGTGAGAAATCGCAATCTTACCCATCTGTCCTTCAATCTTCAACAGACGCCCCATACGAGTTTGAGGAATTTCTTGCCCAGTCGCAATAACAGATGCGATCGCCTTATTCTGCTCAAACAAGTATTCCAGCACCCGAAAATCATCACTACTAACAACGGGAAAGTACTGGTCCATCATCCCATACTGGTCCAACAACTTCGGGTCAGGACGCTTCCCCTCACGCTTCAAAAAGTCCTCTTTATTTGGGTCAACCAAAAAAGCGTGCGTATTATCAACAATGGCATCTAACTTCGTCTTTACTCTAGAAGAATTCAAAAACTTAGCAATAGACATCTTTCAATATTCTCCTAACACCAACTCAAACTAACAGTTATCAGTTATCAGTTATCAGTTACCAGTTATCAGTTATCAATTTGAAGAAGAAGTCAAAATACAGCAATTCTTGATTCACAAGAAAGAAATAAAGAATTTAGTCTTCTGACCGGAGGCGGAGCTTTCCTTGCTCCGCTCCTGACTCCTGATATCATGTCCGGCAAAATACTTGTGATATGTCATTGCGAGTGGAACGGAGTGAAACGAAGCAATCGCAAGAGTCTGGGATTGCTTCACTCCGCTATCGCTGCGTTCGCTGCGGACAACTATTTAAGCGGACATGATATGACTCCTGACTCCTGAATTCTTCCCTGTTCCCTGTTCCCTGTTCCCTGTTCCCTGTTCCCTGTTCCCTGTTCCCTGTTCACTGTTCACTGTTTACTGTCATAAACAGGCATAAACGACAGTCCTGGCAACTGCTGTACAATTGCCCCATCCAGATAAGGTAATGATTTTGTAAAAATTGGAGCTTTATTATAAGCAGCAATTGACCTAGTATGATTAACACCGTCATCATCAGTCAGCAGATATTCATTAGCAATCACACCCAAAGGAACATCAGTAATCGTCCCAATCTTTGCACCTATAGATTGATTTCCATTACCAGCAGCGGGAATGATAGTCACAACACCGACAGGCGCTTGTACTTCAATATCCAAACTTCCTACAGTGCTAGCAGTCCCCATAAGCACATTTCCCTTAACTTCAAACACCTCACCTGCAAGAGTGTGAACAAAGGTAAGAGTAGAATGGCACTAAGAAAAGCTGAAAGACTTGTAGTTTAAGCAGTTTGCAATTGCTT